CGTAGTTTTGGCAAATGCTAACAGGTCAGACCATGCTTCGTTGGCCGCAGCAAGTGATCCCGTAACTGTTTTGAGTGAGGCTTGCAAAACTTGCGTACTTTTAACGGTAGCAAGAACGCTTTTAGCAAGACCCAAAGTTCCAAGTGCAGTAGCAGCCGCAGCCGCAGCCGCTGCCAAGCCCCCGAAAGATAAGCCAAGCCGGTCAGTACTGCCTCGTGTGCGTCCAGCCTCGTTGCCGAAACGGTCTAAATCTTGTCGCCCACGCCGCAGATCACTAGTATCTGCCCGAATAATTAACGAATAAAGATCAGCCACGCTTAACACCTCCCCCGGCTTGTTTAAATAGTCTCTGGAACTGAGAGCTTGAACGTTTCCGCATTTCGTCTAATGTCCTCACGTCATAAGGAGGTTCAGCGTTAGCATCTTTGCTTCTATGTAATTGTATCACATAACTCTCAGATAGCTTATGGAGGGTTTCAGTCTCCCACGGAGTGAGGTCTGTGTCAGTTAGACTGCACCATGCTGCGATTTCCTGGTAGTCAATAGGTGCCGGGCCTTGGCGCGCAAAGCCGATCTGGGAAAGCATTTCAATAAGGTAAGCCCCCTGAGCGTGGTCAGGAAGTTTAAGGCGGGAGTCCTTCGGGTCGAGCTGTCTTGATCGCTGCTCTTTTTCGCCATCTGGCACAACATGCAACCATGCCAGGTGGCGAACAGCTAAGTCTAGCTTTTTACTGACTTGCTGAAAAAAAGGGACCGCTTCTGTATCGCTGCGTTGATTTGGCTTACAAACCAATCAAGGTTTTCGTCTTTCAGCATCGCCAACGCTTCAGGGCTATCATGCTTGACTGCCTTGCCGTCTGCCTCGACGTTCTTCCATGAGACGATACACGACTGAAGCAGCTTGGCGCCACGATCTGACGCCTGGCCTTCGTCAGTCACGTCAAAGTCGCGGGCCAACTCAATGGCAGCTTTTCGGTATGCCTTTGAATCGCGCCCGTATACAACGACAGTAATGTCAGTCTTGGCACCCAGTGGGTCTTGGATCTCAACGCTGGCAGAGTCTTTGCGTTGGAAGGAATTAATATCCATTAAACAGCCTCTACTGCCAGTGGCTTGCTAGTCAGGTCTATCGTACAAGAGCCGCCAAACATCGTGTTGGCGCTGCCAGCGTTATAGGTGAAGCTAGACACAATGCCGGTGAAGAACAGGGTATCTCCGTTGCGGTCTACAAGCTCAAAGCTGTGCAGGTTGCCTGCTTCAGCGCCGTCAAAAGCTGACTGCAATGCAATCTGACCAACATCCGCAGCATCACGCGCAATCTGTAAAGTCATTTGTCCATAATCAACAGAGCCAGGCCGTTTTTGTACGATACCGTCATTAACAGCAGTGAAAGTTACGACTTCCCTTGTGCCGCCAAACTCGCCCAGGTCGCCAATTTCGCCAACGGCGGCATAAGTAAGGTCTTCATAGCCGGTGTCGTCATAGGTTGCGGGAACGCCTTCAACAACAGAAAGAACGGTTCCCAGCGTAGTGAATACATTACTCATAACTAAATCCTCTAAAAACCAGTTTTGGTATAATTAATTCTACCACATTAATCTTATAGATTCGCAATTTGTTCATCTATTGATCTGTTCAGCTCCCTTAAACTAATCCTGACCATCCCCTCTGCCGCCTGAGAAGACCAGCCATCAAACTCAAGTTTCCCGATATAAGGTAAATTGTTTGTCAAATACCAGACATTGCCCGGCGCCCGATGGGTGTCACCCGCGATACTTGTTAGGGTAGCTGTCCCGCTCTTGTCGATTGTATCTTTCGTGCCAGTCTCCGGGGTTCCAATTGATGCCTGCCAGTTGCCTCGTGCCTGGCCTCCTGTATAGCCCGGAGGTGGTGGCCCTTGCCAAAGGCTCGGGTTGCCGACTGGGGTACGAAGCACGATGCGCCTAGACAGATCCAGAAGGGTGCCCCGGACCACTTTGTCCATGCGATCACCCACAAGGCGCTCAATGTCTGCCAGTCTGCTGAAATCTAAGTTAGCCAAATGCCCTCCAATTCACGCTAACAGGCATTAGCCACCAGCTACCTGATGCCAAGCCTTGCGCGACATTTACCTGTTCAATAACCACGCTCTGGCCATCAAAGGTAAGCACTGTTCCGCGTACAAAGTGAGCCGTGATCGAATCAATAAGCTGATGTGACTCGAGTTTGTAATCGTCAAGGGGCGCGTAAATGTTCACTTGGTACACGCCGATAAAGTCGGTAGAACCGCCAGCAGCCATGCCGACTGTCGATGACGCGGCAGGTAGATAGGATTCACGCAGCCAGGTTGTGCCCTCGACAGGGGTATACCCAGCGTTCTCAAAAGCGATAGGCGGGGCGTCTGTTAAGGTGTTGAGTCGTGATGACAGGGCTGCGCTGATCTTTCTGTGACTCATGCTATACCCTCAACTGGCAAATATAGATCACGTCTGCGCCCGACTTGGTGATCGGCTGCACATCCATGACCCGGAACGTCTTGCCTTGCACTTGGGCCCGCCAGCCCTGTTCTGGCCTGACGCTGACTTTATTCAAGATGAGCCGGGTGTCTGATCGCTTGATAACTGTGCCGTCAACCTCGGCATTTTGGAAGTTTCCAGGATAACCAAAGCCAGGCACCACGTTCTCACTTGCCGGGGTTGTCACTTCACCCGTCGCAGGGTTTCTGACCTCGCCTGTTTCATAATTCAGCGTCACAGCCTCCCCGAATTCGGCCAATAGTTTGGTTCCTGTGTCTGCGATGCTCATACACGCACCACACGGAACGCGCTAGACCCATGACCGCCTGGGCGAAGTATCTTGTACAGGGCTGCGCTAATGGTGCGCACAATGGTCTGAGATGCTGCGCTGTCCATATACTCAACTTCGATAACGTCAACCTTTTCGCGCTTAGTGGCTCGCTCTATAATCCGCAGCGGGTCGAGCTCTGCGTCAATCGCCAGTGCCGCAGTATAAACGCCCTTCTTTAGCTCTTTAGGTATTGTTTCGCGCTCGATGTAATAGCGATCAATATAGACTTCATCACGTGGCCATTGCAGCGGCTGGGCCTCTTTGTGCTTGTCGCCAATAAACGAAAGGCTTTCGATGTAGTCCATTGCCTTTATAATCAGCACGTCTAGGGCAGTCGTTAGCGTTACGCCTCGGTCTGCGGCGTAAGCTGTCAAATCTGCCTCGCTTACGTAGCTATTGGCCCCGGCAACAACCGTCCCATTTTCAACAATGATTGTCGCCATTCTATACCCATCCGTGTTGCTTCATATGTTCGACTTCATCTGGGTGAACGTCAGCGCTCACCCCGTCGCGTGTCATTTTGAGTAGGGTGGCTTCTTTTTTCCCTTGCGCTTTTTCAACATTAGGTTTGCGCCCTTTCTTTGGTTTGCTTACAGGTTGCATCATAACACCCCGTTATAAAAAAGGGGCAGCTAATGCCGCCCCCTTTAGTTTACACCATCTTTACCTTAGCCCTGAATGGCTGCGATAAAGTCAGGCTTCCAGGCTTTTTGGCCCCAAACAGCCGCGACTTCAAACATTGCCTTGCGATAGCCTTTGTATGAGCGAATGGCGAACACAAGACCGGAATTAGGGTCTTGTACCATCATCTCATCGTCGGCAGTGTCGCCGCCGGCAGGCATTGCAGGAGCCCGCATTACCAGTTCAATGGCGTTGCGGTGAAACACGATGTTGCCGGTGTAGTTGTTGCCTACAACGATGTCTGCGCCGTCTGCAATCGCTACACGAAGGCCGGGGGATGCAATCTCAAACGATCCGCCAGCGAACGCTTTAACAACCACGTATTTATTTACAGCGTCACCAGCGAAGGTTACTACGTCGCCAGGTACTACTGTTCCGCTGCCGGTATCTGCGGTGATAACAGTCGCGCCAACAGCCAATGCGCCGTTAGTGTCGTAGTTAGTGCCGGTGCCTTTGGTGTGACTTTGAACGCCTGCGGATTCCTTCAGCATAATGCCTTGGAGATCCAGCAAGGCGCCTTGTCGCAACAGTTCGCCGCCGCCTGACTCGTTAACCCTTTGCAGTTGTGCCAAGTTGCGCAGTTTGGTGCCAGCCAGGGTGTTCAGAACCATGCTGATCTGATTGTCGGTAGGCGTGCCGTTGTCCACAAGGATCTGGCGAGCTTCTGCAACTACATCAAAGTCTGAGCCGAAAGGAGTTGTGCCAGCGGTTCCTACTGCCCGTGATGCGTTCTTGTAGCCCTCGGTAAGTACGTCTGCCTCGATTTCGTTGGCAATGGCACGCATAGCCTGGCGGATCTGATCGCCATAAATGCTTTCGAAGCCGCTGCCGTTGTTAACGTGCCGGATGTCTTCGCCAGTCCAAGGAATCTGGACTGCCCGGTCGTTGGTAATGGTCAGCGTCTTATTGTCGACGGTCTGATCCGTTCCCTCGGGTATGCTCATTGACGGGGTAGGTGTAATTGCGGTTGCTTGCTGAGTGAAGAAAGAGCGAATGGGATCGCCAATCGCCGCACGCTCACTGGAAGCGTTACGCAATACGGAAGATGATGCGCCGGTCAGTTCTCGGCCTACAATGTCAGCAGCGGTGTAGATGTCGCCTGCCAGGTCTGTCAATACGTTAGCCATGGGGCTACCTCTGTGTTAGTTAGTCTGCGACAACCTTGCCGCCACCTTTGATAAACTTGGAGCGCTCATTCTGACCCATTGCGTCAAACTGTGCCCTCTTTGCTGTCTTATCGCTTGCAGCACCGCCGCGCGCGCCTGTGGCCCCGCCACCGCTTGAACCGTTACCGTCAACCAGGAATGGGTATTCCATGGTCAAATGCTCTTTCAACTTGTCGGCGCTTACTTCGATGCCGCCGATTTCGTATGTTACTGTTTCGCCATCGTGCTTTGCGTACCGGCCAACGTAATCAGCCAATACCTCTGCCCGCTTGGTGTCGGATTTAGCCAGGTCATTACCGATGCGGCTGGCCTTCTCCTTAATGTCTCGCTGCTGAAGCTGCTCTTTCCACGTCTTATTGGAATTGCGCTCTTCTTCAAGCTCTGCCTGCGTCTTCTCGTAAAGCTCTTTGAACTCGCCTTTCTCTTTCTGGCG